TAGTGCCCAGTGAGTTCGATTCTCACCCTATCCACCAATAAAAAATATATGGCAAACTGCAAACATCAATTCATCCAAATAGACCAAGCGAGAAAGACCGACCGAAGTAAACCTGCCGGAGTGCGAATGGATGCAAACACCATCCTCGGAGCAAGGGCCGGATGCATCCTCTGTGGAGAAGTCCGCATCGTCTGGGAGAATGGAGAAATAACAACCCAAGATGCCCCAACCAGCAATACCAAAGATTAGCGTTCTCGATCACCGAGAAGACCTCAAGGAACTCATCGAGGTAGACTGCGATGCTTGGATTGAGTACTACCAAATCAAGAACGAGAAGGGCGAGCCAATCACCTTCGAGAAGCATCAGTTTCTCATCGACATCTACAACGACCAGAGTGACAACCTTGTCGTAAAGAAGGCTGCACAGGTCGGACTCTCCACACTCGAGATCCTCAAGAACGTCCGTGACGCTGAAATGCAGCGCATGGATATCATCTACACACTACCCACCGACAATGACGTGGGTGTTTTTGTTGGCGGTAAGGTCAACCGTATCATTGCGAACAACCCACACCTTGAGTCACTCACTGAGGACAAGGACACCGTCGAGCAAAAACAGATCGGGAAGAGCATGGTGTACTTCCGTGGTACATGGAGCAAGAAGGCAGCAATCATGGTGACCGCCGACCGCCTCGTGCACGACGAAAAGGACTCATCCAAACAAGATGTCATTGCTGACTATCAGGCACGCTTGCAACACTCTAAGTTCAAACAGACGCATGTGTTCAGTCACCCCAGTGTCCCGAATCAGGGCGTAGACATGGAGTGGAAGAAATCGGACCAAAAGGAGTGGTTCATCACTTGTCCACACTGCCAGAAGAAACAGTACCTTTCATGGAACACAGAGGAACCGAGCAAGATGAGCATCGATATCGCGAGAAAGGTATTCGTGTGCAAATCATGCCGTCAGGAACTCGACTGGCATGCACGCGCAAAGGGTGAATGGAGACGCAAGAAAGGTACAGAGGGTGCAAAGTGGTCGGGGTATCACATCTCGCTTCTCATGGCTCCGTGGGTTACTGCAGATGAAATTGTTGAGAAGTACAACGAGTGTCTTGCCGGAAAGCAAACCATGGACTTCTTTTACAACAAGGTGCTTGGGGAACCATACGCTGGCGGTGGCAATAGTGTGACCGAGGACACGATCCTTGGACTGCACACGCGCGAAAAGAATCTCTACGAAGGCAGACTCGTCATCGGTGTTGATACTGGAGTGAAACTGCGCTACGTGCTCGGAAACAAAGAGGGGTTGGTTGGGTATGGTGAAATGAACGACTACACCCCAGACGATGTGAACAAACTCCCACTCGAGCAGACCCTCGAGTATTTCCTCATCAAGTTCCCAAACAGCGTCATGGTGATAGACCAAGGTGGGGACATCATCGGATCGCGCAAACTGCAGAAGAAATACCCGGGCAGAGTGTTCTTATGCCACTACGCAAGGGACCGAAAGACTCAACAGCTCATGCGTTGGGGCGAAAAGGACGAATATGGGACGGTATTGGCCGACCGCAACCGAATGATCCAGTTGGTGGTCAATGAGGCCACAGAGAAGCGTTTTGCCCTGTTTAACGGGGAAAAAGCCGAGTGGCATGACTACTGGCTCCACTGGTCGCACATATACCGCATCGTGGAAGAGGACACATTGGGCGTAAAACACTACATATGGCTCCGTTCTGACCGAGACGACTGGGTACACGCAACTGTGTACTGGCGCATCGGTATCAGCCGTTTTGGAACAGGTGGGGCACTTGTAGGGGTGAACACGGACCGCCAACCAGACAGCTATGTAATCAACCCAAACAACACCGTCGATTTCAACCCCGAAGACCTGTTCAGCAAGCGATCAGCAGGGGAGGACGAATCATGGCTCACCGACGACGATGACACGGATTGGAGGTCCGCTTGATAACTAGTTTTGCATTATTAAAAAAGTGCTATAATAATTTCAATATGAGAAATGGCGTACTCGAAGCATTTTATTCTCTTGGCAAGAACATCAACAAAAGATTGTCTGGCCAGAACAACGGAGAGAATGAAGAAGGAATAGTGTCGGAGAAAATCCCCGAACTTGCGCTCGACATGAGCAATGAGGATTTACTCAAGGTCACCGGCAAGTGGGAGAAAGAGTGGCTTGAGTCTGACACATACCAACAGTGGAAAAAGAAGATCGACGAGAATGAGCGATACTGGCTTGGTGATCAGTATGAGAAAGTGAACGGAGACAAATCACGCGCCCTCATTGACAACGTCATCTTCGAAGGACTCGAGACATACCTTCCACAAATCACTCGTCGCAATCCAGATCCAATGGTGGAGCTGAAGCGCACTGAAGACCAAGCGGAACCTACACAAACATTCGCAAAGAATCTACAGAAAGACCTCGCGGAAATTGCAGACGAACAGAAGCTCAGACTCAAACTGAAAAAGGTTGGTCGCCATTGGGCAATATACATGCTCGGTGCAGCGAAACTCGGATGGGACCTCGACAGAGATATTCCAATCGTGAAAATCGTTCGCCCTCAGAAACTCATCCTTGACCCAAACGCAACTGTTGACGAGGACGGATACTCCGGTGAGCGCATTGGAGAGTATCGCAAGATGGGCGCAGGAAAACTCATCAGCACACTCGAGGCTGTCGGTGGTGAAGAGGAAGGAATCAAACTCATCAAAGATACTGTCGGTGCAAACCTTGGCACTGAACTTCAATTCATCGAATGGTGGACTGACGAGTACATGTGCTGGGAAATGAAGCAGACCATCCTGCTCAAGAAACAGAACCCACACTGGAACTATGACACGAGTGAACCTGTGACTGGTGAAGACGGCCAGCCCGTGCTCGACGCTGAAGGAAAACCCACCGAGAACACCTTGGAGGGTTTCAATCATTTTCCAGTGCCAAAGATGCCATGGCTTCTGCTCTCGGTATACAACCTCGGAAAGACCCCAGTAGACGAAACATCGCTGATCACACAGAACCTCTCAAGCCAAGACCTCATCAATAAGCGCGTCAAGCAAATCGACAAGAACGCAGACTCCATGAACGGAGGCATGGTTGTATCGGGAGAACGCTCGGGATTGAGCCAACAGCAAGCAAGCAAGGTGACTGACGCACTTCGCAAGGGTGGGACAGTCTTCATCCCTTCTGGGGCAGTTTCAGACGCAATCGCACGCATGAGCGCACCCGGACTCCCAGCCGATGTCTACAATCAGCTCAATGACACACGTAACCGCACACGCGACATTTTTGGTACACGAGGCTCTACCCCAGCCGGCACAATCAGCGAGACAACCGTTCGTGGAAAGATTCAGAATCGCCAGCTCGATACCGATCGTATCGGTGGAGGATTCAGCGAATACCTCGAACAGCTCGCCGATGATATTTACAATTGGTTCACACAACTGCTGTATGTCTACGATGACAACTATGCAGGGAAGCAACACCCAAAGGTAAAAATCAGCGTCAAGGAAGGCTCACTGCTTCCGAAAGACTCTTCAACCATCGCAAACCAAGCAATCGAACTGGCAGCAGGTGGAAAGATGGCTCTGGTTGACCTCTACAAACGACTCGACTACTCGAACCCAGAAGAACTCGCCGCAAACGTATGGCTTGAAATCAACGCCCCAGATGTCCTCTACGGAAACGACCCTAGGATTCAGCAGGTGTTGCAAGCCAAGCAAGCGGCCGCACAAAATGCGGAAACGAAAGCACCTTCTGAGTCAATCAGCTTCAAAGACTTGTCTCCGGATGCAAAGGCGCAAATGCTCGCGAAAGTTGGCATTGTCGCACACCCGGAGGCAATCGCTGCATATGACGAAGGAATCAAAGCACAGGATAGGTCGGTTCCTGTTGTACCAGCTGGTGGAGAAACCGTAACACAATAACGCTATGAGAAAAGTAAAACCAAAACAGGACACGTACATGGAGACTGGACTCATCGGACTCAACAAGAAAAAGGATCCAGTAAAATTCTACCCGAAGCTTCGCCTCGAGCATGAATCATTCCCAGAAGCAAAGAAGTGGGAGGTGGGAAAGACCTACAAGATCGAACTGGAGGTAAAAATGACAGGACTCTCAATCAGCAAATTCCAAAACGACTCTGAGTTCGAAATCATTGGTTTCGGATGCGAGAATGAGATGGATGACAAGTCTGAAGAAGAGGAAGGTGGAGCTAATGACGACTAATATGCCCTTCACCTCAAAAGCACAATCTCGATACATGTTTGCTGTGAAGCCAGAGTTGGCCAAGGAATTCGCTAAGAAGACCAAGGACCTCAAAAAGCTTCCAGAGCATGTATCGGGAAAAAAGAAACCAGTTGTCCCGAAAAAGTAGGGATGTGCACAACTGGAACATTGTTCCCAATCGTTTGACAGTGCTATAATATTTACACGTAAAGTCGTCTCGTTCTGCGCGACAGTAAAATAATGCAGATTGTATAAAACCATGACTGAGCAAAATGAATCGACGCAGTTCCAACGTGATGGCGACATCGCAGAAATCACAGAGGACACGGAGAACGAAGACTCCGAGGAATCGTCAACCGAAGAAAACGACACGGATGACACCCAGACGGATCAGGGGGAAGGAAAAAATACTGATCAAGATCCAGACAAAGATAAACCGTTCCATGAGCATCCTAGATGGAAGCAACGCGAAACCGAATGGGAAACGCGCTTCAACCAACAGGAGGCTCGTCATCAGGAAGACCTAAAGGCAATTCGAGAAGAGTTTGGTGCGGCACGAAAAGCCAACGAGACTCAAGAAATGCCAATATGGTTCGGAGGCACACAGGAGCAATGGGATGCATACCGCAAAGACCGCGATGTGGAAATCAAAGCAGCAGAAGACCGCGCTTATGAGCGCATCAACAATGCCAAGACTTCTGAAGAAAAAGCGATCGAAGAGGCAACCGCATACATGCAGTCCGAGATGGCCACAATCGAGAGTGATAAAACACTCAATCCCAATGGGATAAAGGTTGACCCGAACAAGCTTCTGAAGGTTGTGATGGACAACGAACTTGTTGACAGCAAAGGAAGATGGAACTACCGCGCAGGATTCAAAATCTTGCAAGCGCAAACACCAGCTCCCAAAGCACCAGTCGTCACCAAGGAACGCAAAGCAATCGCAGGAGCCACAGGGACCGAATCGAAACCTGAGACAAAACCAGCACCGTACAAAACCTCTGCCGACTTTAAAAAGTCCAAGCCTTGGTAAACATACTGGCGGTGCATGGAACACTTTAGCCAACTATAATTACCTAACACCATGACCGAACTATACGGACAGCGCGTTCAGACAACGGTACAGACGGAATACATTCCGTACGTTGTTGACACCGTGCTCAATTCCAATGTTATGTTCCAGCGCGTCGTTCGCGCTGCGAAGAAATGGAGTGGGAGAACATTGCGAGTACCTGTAAAGGTCTCGAAGAACACCACTGGCCAATCATTCCGTGGCTTTGACACCTTCTCGGTGGCTGCTACAGACAACCGCCAGTTCATGGAGTTCACTCCTAGCTTCTACCAGATCACCTGTGCATTGCCCGGTGACGAGCTTTCAGTTGCAGACACGGATTCAAAGATCCTTGACCTCATGAAGCTCACTATTCAGTCAGACACCGAAGACATGGCCGACGACCTCGGAACCATCTTCTACGCTGACGGAACAGGCAATGGTTCGAAAGACCCTCTCGGCCTTGCGGCACTTGTTGACGACGGATCATCTGTTGCAACAATCGGAGGACTCTCTCGCGCAACCTACACGACCCTTGCAGGTGTTGTTACCGCTTCTGGTGGTACTCTCACCCTCGCACAGTTCGACTCGATTTGGTCTGCTGTCACCTCTGGTGGTCAGAAGCCAACAGCGTTTTACTCGACCGAAGCAGTCTTCAATTTCTACGGACAGCTCCTTCGCCCACAAGAGCGCATCACAAAGGATGTCTCTACGATGAAGGGACTTTCTTCAGGAACTGGATTCACTGCACTTTCTTACAACGGAAAGCCAGTGCTTCAGGACGAGAAGGCAACCTCGGGTACTCTCTGGGCTGTAAACGAAGACTTCCTTGATTGGTACGCTCTTCCTTACAAGTTTGCAAAGCCAGTGGCATACAAGTCACAGGTTGAGGGAAATGATTACGAAGCTCCAATTGGCCTCGGCTTCTCATGGAGTGACTGGATCATCCCTGCAAACGCAGCAGGTGTTGTCGGACACATCTACTTCGGTGGACAGTTCGTCACAACCAACCCAAAGCGTCACGGTCGCCTCACAGGCATCACCGGAGTCTAACCTTCAGAATAGACTCGAACATTATTCGAAAATAGACAAATAACCATGATTAACGCTACAGCACTTACCGGTGAAATGAGCATTGCCGCACAGGGTATCTACTCTGAAAGCTCTACTCAGCTTCACGATATCGGTGCGATCATCCACAGCAATGATGGACGAGTGTTCCGATATGCAAAGGCTGGCGGTACAACCTTGGTGCCCGGGAAGCTTCAGCAAGCACCGGCCGAGGACACCACCAACTTCCAGAACCTTACTGTCACGGCTCCGACTGCAGGTGATACTTCAATCACGACCACGACTACATTGACCCTTACGGCCAATCAGCTCGCAGGTGCGTTCTTGATTATCTCAACTGCAACCACGAACCCCGGACAGGTTGCTCGAGTGAGAAGCCATGCAGCAGCATCAGCCGCTGTTGTGACATTCCAGCTTGACGACGCAATTGTGTATACCCCAACCGGTACCACAAAGATCGATATTCACCCAAACCCATTCAACGGTGTCATTGTTAACCCAGCGACCGCATCATCTGCTCCAGTAGGTGTCGCAGTCTACAAGGTGACCAATGCATACTTCGGATGGGTTCAGGTCAAGGGTCCTGCCCCAGTCCTCGCGGACGGTGCGGTCACCGTTGGAACCAACCTCGTTGCTTCCAATGCAGTCGCAGGAGCAGTCGAACCACTTACTGGTGTGCAAGCATCAGTCGGTATCGCTCTCACGGGAGTCGCAACCACAGAGTACGGCCTTGTGCAGCTCAATCTCGTCTAAGTGAGAAGAAGTCCTCGCGATTTCACTCCGACCATATTCCGGGCAACTGGAAAATGGTTGGGGATGAAATCGAGAGGCAGAAAGACAGTGCTAACCATAACGTCGAATCACTGCGCGACTTGAGCCTAAAAGTAGGTGAATGCTCCCCTACAAATAAACATCATGAGACAAGCAATTTTTCACAACTTCACAGACAAGCCATTTACAGGATACTGGAACGGGAAACCCCACACTGTTCGCGCAGGAGAAAAGAAGTACATGCCAGAATACCTTGCAGAGCACTTCGCAAAGCACCTGACGAACAAGATCCTTACTGAGCAGGGAAAAGAACTTTACTGCTCACCAAAGAAGCCAAAGGAGGTTCCTCAGTTCTATGAAATCTTCTCAAGGGCATGCATCATTGAAGAGGCTTCAGACGAACAGGACGAGGCAAGCATGCAGATTGAGATGGCAAACAGGGGAAAGGTTTCCTCAGACATCAATCTCCGTGGTCGCGAGCAAATCGATCCGTATGATTCTAAGTCACAGGACATTACTGGTCCCGGAGGAAAGCCTCAAGTAATTGGTGGAGAACTTGATTCGTCCGATGAAGACGAGTTTGAGAGTGCTGACTCGGATAAAGAATAGTTACTAGTAACAACGAAAATATGGCAGACACAACCGCAATTTTCACACAGAAACAAGCAGCGAACACCCCTGCTATTTCTGCATCAGCGACTGCCCTTGCTGCAAATACAGCTCGAGCAGGATTCATGATCCAGAACCTTGGAACGAATCCTTTGTTTGTTCGACTGGGAAGTGGAGCATCGACTACACTTTTTCACGCTGTACTGAAGGGGGGTTCGGCAAACGATGATGGACTTGGTGGATCATGGAGTCCAAGCACTCCAGTTGTATATACTGGTATCATTACTATCGCAGGGACTTCTCCAAGGTACACAGTTCTTGAACTCTAACGAAAATACCATGACCATAGATCAACCACAGGCAAACATTGAACTCCCAGAAGAGCTAAAAAAGGCCATTGAGAAATCAAGAAATATCGTCACCGTCAACCAATCCGAAGCAAACCGACTTGGTGAACTTATTGTTTCCAGAGAATACGAGATTCGTGAGCAGCAAAAAGCTCAGTTCGACCTAGAGGAAAAAGTGAAGTCACTCACCTCTACGGCAGAAAATCTCAAAGAATCCATTGCTTCATCGAACAGGGAGCTTCTTGAAATTGAAGGTCGAAAAAACAAGGCATCTGGAGAACTGAGTCTTATCCAAGGATCACTGCTCGCGGTTAAAAATTTCCTAGAAGAAATTCAAAATGGAAATAAAGATACCGCCAATTAGCAGGTTGCTGGACCTGACAGATTTTCCTCACACCTATGTCGGGTATGGAGCAAATGCCCTCAAGGTAAATGCTGGAGAAACTGGTATAGAATTTTCATCCTCTGGGGGGGGTAGTGGGACTGTTGAATCCATATCTGTCACAACAGCAAACGGAGTCTCTGGTTCTGTACTGAATCCAACAACGACACCGGCAATCACTCTGATGCTTGGAGCAATCACACCAACGTCAGTGGCTGCAGTAGGGTCTGTCACTGGGTCAAACCTTTCAGGGACCAATACGGGTGACCAGACATCAATCGTCGGCATAACAGGAACATTCGCGCAATTCAACACCGCTGTCACTGATGCCGAACTTGCAAGGACAGACGGAGCACAGACCTTCACAGGTGCGCAAACGTTCACAACCCCGATTGCGGCGAGTAGTCTCGCAACAATGACTGCGACCGTTGGTGGGGCAGTACCCACACCACCAAACAACACCACAACATTCCTACGAGGTGATGGAACATTCGCAACGCCCGAGGGTGGAAGCGGTAGCGCAGTTAAAGGACAAGCAACTGTCAATTTTGGTGCAGTGACTCAGGAAGGTAGCTATGCGTCCGTAACGGTGCTCGAAGCCTCTGTAGCGTCAGGATCCATCATCACCGTGTCTCCATCGGGAGTAGCAACATCAGACCATGACCCAGATGACTATCAGTGGGACAATATATGGGGGTATGTGTCAAACATCGTTGCTGGAGTTTCTTTTGATATTATCGGCGTCGCCCCAAACGGAAGTTGGGGACAGTATAAATTTAATTATGTGATAAACTGATTCATATATGGCGAACAAGATTGCAGGGGGTGTCACCGGAGCACTACAAGAAGTTGGATCAACAAACAAAGCAGCCTATGTGACTCTTTACGACGCTGCAGGAAATTCCATTGGAAAAAAACACCGAGAATTTATCCCCTCAACACAAGAGGGTCTTGTCATCTCGGGAAAGAATGACCAGATCGCAGTGATGTTTCGTGTCGACCGAAAAGGAAACACAATGTCAGGCAACTACATCCCAGAACTTCTCGAGAATTTCGAAGGAGCGACAGTCAACGTGCAGAAGTGGAGTCCGGCATCAACCACATTCGTCCCAGCACAGACAACCCTTGGAGGATACACATTCAACTCCACAAATCTCACAACACTCTCTGCTGTTTCGATATTGCAGTCACAAAGGCTTTTCTATAAATTCCCCAGAGTCCCACTTCAGCTCAAGACACGCCTGAGACACTCCATGGTGTCAGGTACAATTGCAGACTTTGGGTTCGGAGTCCCAGCAACAACGACACTCATCGTTCCAAACGGTGTATGTTTCCGCATGACAAACTCTGGTGCAGTGCAAGGAGTAATCACATTCAACTCGGTAGAAATAGCGATAGCGAACATTGTCTCGACAGTAGCAAGCAATGGAAACTCTGTTGGTGGAAACCTCAACATGTCGAACAGTTACTACACAAGCAATTACTTTGTGTACGACATCATCATTGACGACGACAATGCAGTCTTCACCATCCAAGACACTGGTACTGGAGAAGTTATTGGGACACTCTCGTTGCCTGTACCAATCTCAGTACTCAAAATGTTTGGAGCCACAGCATTGCCCGTGTACCATCGACTCTTCAACAACACTGCACCTGCATCATTCCCAGTATTCATTCTTGCAGAAATGCAGGTGCTTTCCCTTGATTGGAACCTACAGCCAGACATGCAACAACTTGCTGGAAGCCTAAGTTTATCTGCTGGACGTAACCCATTTACTGGCGCACAACTTGAAAATCACGCCAACTCTACTGCCCCAACATCAGCAACGCTATCCAACACCGCCGCTGGATACACCACTCTGGGTGGTAGATGGCAGTTTGCTGCAGTAGCTGGTGCTGGAACAGACTATGCACTCTTCGGGTTCACCGTCCCTGCAGGATCGAGATTTATGTGCGAAGGGATTAAGATTGATGCATACAATACCGTTGTGGCCGTGGCAGTCACCTCAACCGTTCTTGAATGGGCAATGGGTTTCAACTCGTCCGCAGTGTCACTTGCAACAGCGAACATTGTGCGTAGGCAGGTTGGGGTGCAGAGCTTCCCGATTGCTGCTGCTGTAGGTGCGGTCGCAACACCAATCGACGTCGACTTTTCAGTACCAGAGGTAGTGGAGAGTGGTAGGTTTGTTCACGTGATATTGAATATTCCAGTTGGGACAGCAACAGCAACTGAAATATTCCGAGGTGTCTGCTTGATCAAAGGCAGATTCATTTAGTCGTAACCTTGACAACTATGAAATAAATATTTTAATATGGAAATACTTAGCCCAGAAAAAATTCGCCGTGATAAAATGGAACAAGAGTCACTGACTCAAAGGCGAATACGATTCTTAGCAGAAGAAGAAACGAGGTTGGTTAAATCTGTCAATAGTGCTCGTTCCGAAATCGCAGAGTTGAATTCGAAAAAAGAAATCCTTGTCCTCGAGATAAAAAAACTTGAAGACAAGAAAACATTATTAATTACTAAATAAAATCATGACTATAAAAATTGAAGATTTTCTTCCCGGTATCAAGGAGCATGGACTCAATACCAATGAGGATGTAAATATTGGTGGGAGTTTGACCGTATCTGGGAATCTTAATAGTGGAAGTTCTGGGTTGGTCCTTGTGAACGCTACAGCTGAAAATACTATTTCTGTTGACCAAAACGGAAATGTTGGGACGGCGGTGGCAACTGATGGTGCTGTTCACATTGAAAATACTGGAAACACTGGGATAGGTTTGGGAGTATATACCAATATCGGCGCAACGGCTGATGCACCGTTGGTGTATATAAAAAGCAACAACGCAGCATTTGATCAAATTGTTGTGTGTATTGAAAATGAAGGAGTGAACATTGGATTTCAACTAGTGCAGAGAAAAAGCAATCAAAGCGGAATGTATGTGACCTCGAGTGGGTCTGAGGCTTTTACGGGCACTGGAGACACATCCTTGGCAAGAATTAGATGTGGAAATGCTTCAGACTCAGGTACTGCTTTTAGAGTGCAACATGCAGGTACTGGTAAGGCTGTACATATCCACGCTGTTACAGGGACTCATTTGCATTTTACTGGTGATCCTGCAAATTCTTCATCTGCAGATGGTGATGTGTGGTTTGATGGGACCAACTTAAAAATAAATGTTGGCGGAACCGTCTACAATATTGACAAAACAGCAGCATAGTAAAAATGAGTCACGTTACAATAATACCAACAATAGGCAATGAAAGAGGTCTAATTATTGAATTGGACAATGGGTATTTAATTGTTGCTGACGAACAAACAGGTGCAGTCAAGCGGTCTATTGACGGAGGGGTAACATGGTCCACAGTGCTTACACTCCCAGCAGGGTTAGTTTCCCGAGGATTGTTCCTAGCAAGTAATGGATATATTTTGCTAGGGACAATTCCCTCACCGCCGTATTTGCTGTATGGAAGGATATATCGATCTACAGACAATGGTGCCACTTTCTCTTTAGTCAACACGGGTGAGTCTAGTGCTTTTTGGTATTTTGCTGAACAGAGTGATGGTACCTTATACGCTCCAGAATATTCTGCAGGGCTACAGGACGCAAATGAATTGTATGCCTATAATATTTGGAGAAGCCAAGATAACGGTGCAACATGGTCTAAGTTTATTTCTGTACCTCCACAATCTAACCCCGGTGTTGTAAGAGATTCCATTCGGCACATGCATGTTCTTGGCGTGGCAGATAATGATGAAATGTATGTTGGATTTGGTGAGACAAAACAGACTTATGGTGGGTATGCTGGAGAAGTTAGAAAGTTGGAGTCAAATGGAACAATTGGCATAAAGATTGCAGAAGATGGGAATGGGTGGACTTCATTTGCAAAAACTGATGATGGTAGATTGTTGTTTGGTGGAGACACCAGCCCAGTCAAGATTTACGAAATCATATCAACTAGTTATAGAGTGAACATTGATATCTCGACTATCTATGGAAGTGATTACGATACCGTGATTCTGGCAATGTGCACAGGTAGGCATGGTGTGGTGTATGCAGTAACACAAGGTGGTGGTGGAAAGTTCTCGTATATCATGGTTAGTGCCAACAATGGCGACACTTGGTTTCCAATTAAGTACTCTACGAGTGTAAATTCTGGAACACAGATTTCGTGCAACAAAAACGCACCAAGTGGGTTGGTATATTTAGCACAATCTACTGAAAACTATGTAGCAATTCCTGACTATACAAAACAGCAAATTATGGATTTATTTCCTTCCACTTTAACAATTAGGGGTAACGAATCATGAAAATATTAAAGAACATTTTTCTTACTGCTCAAAATGGCAAGAATGTAGTTGATGCAGATACAGGCAAGGAATTAAGTGCATCGAACCTAATTATTATTTGCCTCGGGCAATCTAAATACTCATCATCTGCAGAGCAATGGCAAGCATACGACATTACCAAGAAAATAGATGGTGGCAAGGACATAGAGCTTGAAGATGCAGATTACGATCTTGTGAAGAAGAAGGTTGAGGCGTTCGAACCATACCGCACCGGGTTTGTGTTCATGCCGTTCTTGGAGTTATTTAAGTAAGAAAATTGGTATGGAATGGATCAACACAACATACATACTGCTCACTTTTAAAAAGATATTTTTTGAATATTTTATTGAAAAGTTCATCCTTGGCATAGGACTCGGGATTGCATCATTCCTTTTTGATGGGGGGTTGGTTCATCAAATGAATGCAATACTTGGAATGGTTGCACTTCATTTTGTTGTTGGTCTTATTCGGGCGAGGAAAGAAAAGAAGCCCTTTGACGAGGCGAAGGTGTTTGCAACCGTGGTCAAACTCGCCGTGTATGGGATATGTGTGTCTGCCGGATTCCTTGCTGAAAGGGTGATTGGTATCGAGATGGCTCTCGACAACTCCATCATGGGATTCATCGCCATTGCTGAACTGATTGCAATCCTTAAAAGCGCAGCAAGCATCGGCTTCCCTGTTCCGAGCTGGTTTATCCAAAAGGTCGAGGGACTTGTCGAGAATCCTCGTGTAAAATAAAACTATGGTAAACGGAGAAATACTCACCATCAGAGACTGGGAACTGGGAATAGCCGACTCCCCACACAAGGGATTCGGACTGCTTCGCAATGCCGATATCGAGAGTTATCCGGGCGCACTGAAGGTGTCGAAACTTCCGCAATCATTCTTTCCATCGATCACCACAAGAACATTCACTGCGGATGCATCAACAGACCTGTGTACAGCCAGTGGAAGCATCGAAGCAAACGGAAACACCTTTATGGGTGCCGCTGTCTATTTTACGACGACAGGAACGCTTCCGGCCGGACTGTCACTCAACACCGTCTATTACCTTTCATATGTGAGTGGAACAACATTCAAGGTGTGCACCAGCTATAAAAACTCCGTAGGGTCTTCTGCTGGAACGTTCGTCAATATCACTGACGCTGGAACAGGAACACATACCCTCAACATGCTCTCAGTGGGAACAATCAACTGGATCGTGAAAGACAACAACTCTGGTGGATACTTTATGATGAGTTCCAACGGAAGAGTGTGGCTCGTCACATCAGGCGCAAGCACTGCATATCTTCTCCACAATTCAGCGATAGAAAACGTCACAGGATCACTCACCAATGCAAGCGGAAACGGCCTTGCTTTGTTCCGTACTTCAGACGGTAGCGCAACATACCTTTTTGCATTCAGGAATGCAGTCATCGATGTCATCAGCGTTGGAAGTAGCGCAGCCATTGAAGCACTGGCATGGAGCAACTCATGGAAGAGCATGAACTCGTCGGCCGGAGGGACAAATAGCCACCACGCAATCACGGCGCAAGACAACATCATTTATTTTTGTGACGACAGGTATGTTGGCTCAATCCGAGAAAACGCCGCCTCTATCTTCGACCCGGGCAACGCGGCGACATACACATACAACAACCAAGCACTCGATTTACCAAACAGTGAAATCGCACAATGCCTAGAGGAAATGGGTACAAATCTGATGATCGGAGGAAACACCTTCAACAAGATATATCCTTGGGACCGCACAAGCGACTCGTTCAATCTACCTCTCCCGTGCCCTGAAAACAGCGTTAAGCGCATGAAAAACGTAGGGAACACCATGTACGTCCTTGCTGGCTCTCTGGGGTACGTTTATGCCACTCAGGGGACATATGTGCGAACCGTTCGAAGACTTCCGACGTACATTTTCAACAACAGCTTCACTCTCTCGGCAAACCCAATTACATGGGGTGGAATTGCTTCAACAAACTCTGGTGTCATCTTTGGCGTGGGTGGTACATCGAGTGGATCCAGCGGTCTATTCCTCATGTACCCAGACGGGAGACTCGTGCAGGACAACACACCACTGATTGGAAGCACGAACGTTGTCGGACTCTATGCGGAAAATAACTTTTACCTCATGGGGTACGCAGGGGGAGCAGACAATTTCAACAATGGTGCACTGTATGCGAACTACAACACCGTTGCTCAATCGCCACTCTATCGCGTCGGCAACAAGACTCAAAAAGCAACGTGTTCTGAGATTGAAGTACAAATGGCAAAACCTGCGTCAACGGGACACTTCAGGGCGAAGTATCGCAGGGACACCTCCAGCTCATTCGTAGACTTCAGTGAGGCAGTGACAGGAACCGCTGACGGAACAACTACATCGTGGAGTTTTGATGCCGGAGTGATTGATATTGAAAACATCCAAGTACAGGTCGAAATGGATGGACAGTTCGAACTAATGCAAGTTGTGATGTATGAATGAGGAAGAAAAGAAAAAGCTAGTGGATGAGATCGAACAACTGAAGTCTGCTATGGATCACATGAAGTTGGATTACGACCACCACACACACGATGGGGTGAATTCACAGCAAGTGTCTTCCTCTGGTGGGACAACGAGTGGATCGAACTTTTATGTTCCACTTGTCATGAAATGGACTCTTCCTCAAACAGCAAATAATTTTGTTGGGACAGAGTGGATCGCTCCAATAGCGTGTACGGTCATTGGGATAACTGAAACTCATCAACAATCATCTTCTCCGAATCCACTGACTCTCGACGTTAGAAAGAACAGCACATCGCTCCTTTCCTCTCAGTTTGACCTGAATGGTGTTGGGGCAGACGTAATAACGACAGGCTCACTTACTGGGACTGCAGCAAATCTTGTTTTTGCTGTTGGGGACAGACTTACTTGGGCGGTAAGCGGAAGTGTTGGAAACATCCAAGGATTGTGTGCAACTGTGGAATTTTCACCTAATTAATCGCGTGCTATAATTTATACACCATGAAAAGCTACACCGAAGGAAGAACACTATACGGCACACTTTCAAAAAACACCGCATCGGCGAATCTCCTTTTTGGCGACCAGATGGCCAACGATGATTACCGCGCAATTTGCGCTGCGAAAGATTGGCCATTCCTCGAGAGACTGCGAACCCTTCAAACAACAACAAGCCAATTCGTAAACCTTCCATATGACTGTGATCAGGTGAGGGAGGTTGCGGTCATTGTGTCGAGTAAGAGATATGTACCAAGACAAGCACCCGATCGTGCGTTTTGGGACAAGCTGAACCTTTCGCAATTTACATCAGACATTCCTGAATACTGGTTCACATTTGCTGGGCAACTTGGACTTTGGCCGACACCAGCAACTGCAGGAAACACCATCAACGTGACACAAAAGTCTCGAGTGATTGACCTTAGTGTTGCTGACTACACAACAGGATCCATTGTCTCAATCGCAAATGGCGGAACTGCAGTGGTTGGGTCAGGAACAATTTGGACATCACAAATGGTTGGACGCTATATCCGCATCACCTACAGCGACACCGCGAACACGGGTGATGGGCAGTGGTATGAGATTGCCGGAGTCTCAAGCGCAACCGCGCTCACACTCGTCCGAGCATACGGAGGAACGACAATTGCTGTAGGAAGTGCCGCATACAAAATCGGACAGATGCCACTTCTCCCAGAAGCATTCCATGACCTTCCTTGGATGTACGCAACAGGAATGTACTGGCAGAAAGAGGCAGACAAGCGCGGAGACAAGATGCTTCAGTCACACGGATCATTTGGGGAGTTTGGTCGCCCTGCAAGTGGTCGAATTAAGCAATTAGTAGACGCTTGGAGTTCACCGAATACTGACATGGTCATTGATGATGGAGAAGATCGTGGTATTTTGAATCCAAATCTCACTGTAACTTTATAAATTATGGCATACCAAGGAACAAGCATTGTAGATTTTCTTACCTCGTCAGGAAAGGCGAGCGACTTCGCGTCTCGCGCCAAGCTGGCGGCCGCGAATGGCATCACCGGATACACAGGAAGTGCACAGCAAAACGCACAACTCCTTGGTACCTTAAACAAACCAGCGACCCCTGCAGTCCCCGTGACACCAACAACCAGTTCTCCATTTTTTGCACCTCCAACACTCTCTCCCATGCCGACTGGGAACGCCAACTCAACCCCTGCATTCAGTCAGCCAGTGACACCAAGCGTGTCCTCTGCTGGTGTTCCTTCGATGTTGCCACCGAAACCAGTAGCATCCCCTGTCATGAGCCTCAACGGTGGAGCGCAACCCAAAAACCCTGTGATCGCAGGAAACTCATCAAGTAGCATGCTTTCGGCCATTCCTATCTCGTCCAGTGCGCCCAAAATGACCCCTGTTGCACCAAAACCCGTCACTCCGACCGTTTCCACACCAAAGCCAGTTACTCCTG